AGAGTGCGCCCGGCGTGCCCGGGCCGCGTCACTGGTAGATCTGCCCGCCCGTGGCGAGCCACCGGCGGTAGTTGTTCTCGACCGCCGCCGCGATCTGGGGGGTCAGCGGCGTCTCCAGGGGGCCGCCAATCCGGTTGAGGCCCTCACCGTAGGGGTCGGGTGTGCGCCCGAACCCGCGGGCCGACCATGGGTTCCGGCCCTGGAGGACCATCTGGTAGTCGCGCTCCGCGTCCGCCAGGCGCCGTTCGGCGGCCGTCATCGTGTAGCGGCTGGCGGGGTCGCGCACGCCGGTCGCCCGCGCGTCCAGGACCGCCTGGGATGCGGCCCGGCGTGTCCCGCCGCGGCCCATCTGCCCGTAGCCCTCGACCATGCCCCGCAGCGAGCCTCCGGGGACCTGCCCGCCCGGGAGGATGTACCCCTGGTCCCGTAGGGCCTGGAGCGCGTCCTCGCGGGTGCGGGACGTCTTGTAGATGGCGTCGGGCGTCATCCGCCGCTGGCCGTCCTTCAGGAGTCGGCCGGCGTTGCCGCGGCGCGACGTCCCCTCCAACGTGAACATCCCGGACTTCGTACGGCGCCTCATCGAGTTCGCCACCTGGTACAGGTCGGCCCCGTCCCGGATGGCCTGGGCGCCGCCGGGAGTGAACTCCCGATCCTGATCCGCCCGGCTCATGGCGTTGAACGCGTCGTAGGCGTCGGACGCGTGAGCCTGTGCGGCGCCGGCGGTGGTGGGCTGGTGGTAGCAGTCGTCTCGCGGGTGCCGCTTGAAGCCGGCGTTCCACCGGTAGAACTTCCCCAGCAGCGGGATGCATCGCCCGCACGAGTCACCGTTGGGGAGCCGCACGTAGCCGACCCCCGTCCGGGCCGCGATGTCCACCGAGGCGGCCTGCCGGGACACGTCCGCGACGAGGCCGATGAGGATCTGGCCGAGGACGCCCATCGCGTCTCTGACGGCCTTCTCAGCCTTCACGCCGTTGCCGATCGCCATCTTCGCGTGGATCACGGGGGACTGGAGAAGCCCCTCCAGCGACCTGCCGTCCGGCGCCGCACCAACGAACCCGGTCGGGTCCACCCACGCGGACGGGGGCACCCATAGGCCCTGATCGGCCAGCGCATCCGCCGTGTAGGACGCCCCCAGCGTCGCCGCCGCATACTGCGACGCGTACACGGCTGGGAGGAAGCTCCTCATGGATGCCGCCCACGACTCCGAGATGTAGCCCGGCTCCACGCGGCGCCACGCCGACTGCCCCGCGTCCAGGAGCAACACCTGCTGGGCGGCCACCGCCCGGGCGTGCGCCTCGACAGCGCTACTCGCCGCCACTGGGCACCAGCCTGTCCACGAGGTCGGACAACTCCGGGTTCTCCTGCTCGCGGCGCTTCATCTCCAGGACCCGATCCCTGGTCGGCTTGTCCATGCCGTCGAGCTCCATCAGGTATTCGAGCGGATAGCCCATGTCCTTCTTCTTCGACAGGGCGTCCGCGAGCTGAGCCTCACTGCGGATCGCAGGGTTCGCGAACACGGTTTCGGCGCGTCGCGCAGCATCGGCGAGCGCCCTGTCCCCGCGCACCAGGGCGCATAGCTCCCACATGTCGCGGAAAGGCCGCTGCGAGTAGAGCTCGAACTCCTCCGCCTTCTTCACCAGCGGAGTCTCCGTCGCCGTCAGCGTCTCCCCGTTCACGTTCGACAGCCCCTTGTTGGCGACGAAGTAGTGGGCGGGAGTCCTCGTCTGAGCGCCGATATGGCCGATCGCGATCTCCACCACCGCGGTGAACGTCGACAGGTCGGCGCGGGAGAACTCCCCGATCTTCGTCTTGTCGCCGGTCAGCCACAGGAACCGGCTCGCCTTCAGGTCCTTCATCTCGATCTCACGCTCGCCGACGACCTGCCCGTCCTTGTCCAGGATCGGGACCTTCGGCGGCTCCTGACCGAGGATCACGCGCGCCGGCATCGATGCGAGATCAGCCGCTGCGAAAAGGTACGCCCACAGGAGGTTGATCGCGTCCTGCATGGCCTTCGTCCCCGACACGTCGGAGATAGGCTCCCGTCCCAGTCGAGGCCGGTTCGGGAACTCCACGGCCGGGACGAGTCCGAGCGGATTCGGCAGCGGCCACGCATCGTCGCCCGTGTTCTCCCGCGGGTCCCACGGGCGCCCATCCTCGAAGTCGCGCTGCGACCATCCGACAACGTCGATCCCGTTCGCCGTGACGCCGTTCCTGACCTTCACGCCGTCCCAGCGGCGCTGGAACTTCCACACCTCGCTGGGCGTGTACAGGGTCGCGTACTCCATCTTGTCGTCAACCCATGACTTCAGGGCTGCGACCTTCTGCCGCGACGACCCGGCCGCATACTCGATGACAACCTGGGAGGGGTGCTCCCAGGACAACGTCGGCTCATCCTGGTCATTGCCCCACACGATCACGAACGACCGGGAGGCGATGATCGACTCCAAGAACCCCTGCGACGACTGCTCGGGCATGTCGTTGGCGTCCCAGTCGCCCCACAGGAGCTTCATCGCCTGCTCAGAGACGCCAGGAATGACGACTCCGGTTGCCTTCAGGCGCTCGTTCAGCGCGTCCGCGACCACGCTCACCCAGTTGTCGGAGAACCCGACGTAGCGGTCCTTGTGGAACTCCGCCCAGTCGCGCGACGCGAATGCCAAGGGCTGCTTGCCCTCGTAGTAGTCGTCCAGCGTCTCGATCTTCGGTCGGCGCTCGTTGAGCGTCTTGTAGAGCTTCTTCACCTTCGCGAGAGCATCATCCACGTTCACGGCGCGCCCTCCCATCAGGCGAAATATGCGTACGCTGTCTTCTTCTCCGGCCATCCGGCAGCCCGAGCGTCCGACGCCGCCTCATGCGCCAAGACGGCGGTCACGGCGGCGTCGATCTTCTGGACCTGGGACGGTTTCCCCAGCCCGTACTGGTCAGCGTTCTTCGCGATCTTGCGAGCGTTCGCCATCGCGCTGGCGGTCAGCGGACACCCGTCCTGCGTGATCAGGCCAGACGACAGGTCCGCCTCGAACCGGCGCAGGGCCGCGTACACGGCGCGCACGCGACTGTTGCCGGCCATCTGCCACGGGAAGAACACCTTCGGCCCGTACTCCTGGTCCCAGCCTTCGATCTCCGACTCCCACGACATCTCGTCACGGAACCCCGGATCGCAGTAGACGCGGACCAGCATGTACCGGCGGGCGATCTCCGCCCACGCCGCATGCACCTCGCTGCGAGGAATCCGCCCGCCCCACTCCCGCGGCTTCCAGATCGTGGGGCGCCGGTCCGGACCGTAGCGCGGCGTGAAGATCAGGCCCTCGCGGGTCTCCAGCTTGATCGCCGTCCAGTCATCGTTCTCCGACCCATCCAGACCGCCACACACCGACGTTCCGTCAGGCGGATTCGGCAGCCAGACCCGCGTAGCGTCCATCCCACAACCCCTCCGGCAGCCACGCGCCCGCACCCTGCACCAGCCGATTCCCGAAGAACCGCTCCGCCTGCTGCGGGTCGCGCTTCGCCAGCTTCGACGCTTCACCCTCGATCGAATCGAGGTTCACCCACCACGAACCCTCGTACACGTAGTCGAAGATCTTGCGGCGGTTTGCCTTGTACTGGAACGACAGCGGGAAGCCGTGAGCGTCCATCAACTCCGGCACCTTGTTGGGGTCCCGGTAGTACACGAACACGTCCTCGTCGCCAGACTCGAAGATCTGTTGCGCGTAGGAGTTCTCAGCCGGATCCCATGCGTTCGTCGTCAGATGCACGCGGCCGCCCATTCCGGCCGCACCGCGCGCCTGCGTGTCCGCCACGTCGATCATCTTGTTCTGCGACGTCCACAGGCCCGCCTCGTCCTGCTCCGCATCGCTGATCGGATTGCCGAGGCGGGAGTTCGCGGACGCCGTCACGACATCGATGCGGTCCAGGTCGTCATCGTCAATATCGCCCTGCGTCTTGATCCGCATGAACCCCTTCCGCTTCAGCAAGAGCTTCCGCAGGGGACCGAGCTGGACCATGCCCTTCAGGGCGTTGTAAATGTTGCCCGCTTGATCCTCCGAGAAGGCGGTGATCTGGATCAGTGGTGACGGGTGCCGCATCCCCATGGGCTCGCCCGGCTCGTAGCGCCACTCGAACCCACAATCGCACCCGTTGTCAGCGCAGCGGTAGACCTCCCCGCCCTCAGCCCACCCGGCGAACACGCTGGGCCCCACGGCCTCGAACGCCACCTGGGCCGCACTGTACGGCCCCTTCCCGGTCTTCTGCGGGCCGACCACCAGCGTCTTCTGGAAGAAGAACGCCTGGTTGAGGACCGGCGGATTGTCCGGCCCCACATCCTCCGGCGCCACGAACTTCGCGTTCTCACGGATGCGGTAGCGGTTCGCGTGGCACCAGAACTGCCAGTCCGCCATCTCGTAGGCCCGCCCACGGGCGAACCCCTGAGGGACACGGCAATGCTGCGTGATCCACGCATCCCCCAGATCCCCCAGCGTCGGGAAGTCGATCACGAACTCGCCCATCACGCGCTCATCTCACGAGAGCGGCGACGCTGCCTGGGAGCCTCCTCCACCACGTCAGGAACCGCCTGGATCGGAGCCGACCCCGAAGCGATCGACCAGCCGTTGAGATTCATCCCCGCCTTCGTCAACCCCACCTGATCGCGGTAGCGATGCAACTGAGTGATCAGAGACGCCGTCGCCGCCGGGTCCGTCTCCACCAGCGCCGCCACGCGGCACATCTCCGCCACGATCCGCCACATGGCCGGACCCTCCATCGACCACGCGCACGCCTGCGGAGAGCGCCACGCCTCCTCCCAGATCGCCACCTCGACCCCGTGCAGCGCGCCATCTTCGTCCTCGACGACGAGCAGCGGCCACTCCGGGACCTCCCCCCGATACCCCTCACGGGGTAGGGCCGTCAGCGTGTAGTTCCGGCGCTCCGAGCGCTCCGAGTTCGGATCAACAGCAGGACC